GCGGTTCGGATCGTGCTGTTGCTCAGTCGATCAAGAATGTGAACGGATATTTGTTGCAGGCCCGTGTGCCACGTAAGCAACGTATTGACATTGTGAACCGTTTGACTGACGCGTTTGTTTTGGGTGACGGCTCGATCCGTAATGTTGCGGTTGAGATTGAAGAAGCCAGTCGTGCAGCCATGACCAAGTTGGGTGTTGACGATGAACTGAACGACATTCTGCACAAGGGTTTGCTCGGCCAAAAAGAAGTCTTGGACAGAGATTTGTACGGTGCTATTGATGACATCGGTACTTCAGCCGATTTGGGTGGAACGTTCACTTGGTTGGACGAGTTCGGCAATCCCGTAACTGCCGGCCATCCTCTGATGACAGCCGGTCTGCAATCAGAAATGCTGAAGCACTCAGTCTTTTTGCCTGACCCCCAACGAGTCCGTCGAATCGCTGCACGCTGGTCACCCATCCAAAAGATCACCACTAAGCAAGGCTTTTTGAATCCTGAAAAGTTGGGTGATCTTCGCACTCCTGCTGTTGCTTTGTTGTGGGCGCAAAACTGGATTTGGCGACCAGTCACCTTGCTGACCGGAGGATATGTCCTTCGTAATATGTCTGACTCTCTGCTTCGCCAAAGTTTCTCGCCTGGTGTCAAGACTGGTGTGTTCCACCCGTTTGAGTTGATCCAGATTGCCTTGCATAAGAAGTTCAAGGGTGACATTTGGGGTATGTCGTTCAAGGGTGATCCTGAGGATTTGATTCGTTCAGGTCAAACGGAGATGGCTGAGGCTGTGTCTGGCTCGATGCGTGAAACGTACGATCCGGTGAAGTTGGCCGGTCGTGAGAAGAAGACTGGTGTGTGGCGACGTGTTCGTCGTGGCGACGGCATCGAGGAATACTCAAAGGCTGTCGCCGCAGAAATTTCGTTGCTGTACACGGACGACATCGCAAGACTTGTTGCTGACGGTAGCACCACCGACGAAATCCTTGATTGGATGCGTAATACCCCTGAAGGTCGTAGGCACGTTGATCGTTTGCAGAATATGTGGAAGAACCGCACGATTCCTGACGCGTCCGGTCAGAAACGAGTCGGGTCTGTCATTTTCAAGGATGCACAAGGAAAGTTGGACGAGGCAAACGCTCGCGGATATATCGACAACTACATTCGGACACGCATTGACCAGACCACAGGCGGTAGCCCTTTGTTGCGTGAAGTCATCGCAACTGGCAAGTTCACCGACCCAGCATCTGGAAAAGTCCGTGACGCTCTGAACTTGTCTCGCACAGGAGAGGTCACCGGATACAAGGATGGTTTCTTCGTACAAATCAACAAGATTGCTGACGATCCAAACGTCAAGTTGAAAGACACCTACAAAGCGCAGCTAACGGTTGATGCTAGAAACAATCAGGGCAAGGTCGCTCAGATCGGTGAAGCGTTTGACCGGGCAGTAGACATCTTCTTCAGCGAGTTGTATCCGAAGCGTGAAGCGTTCCTCAACCGTTCACCTGTGTTCCGTCAAGAGTATTACAATGTGGTCGGCAGACTTGCCGACGAACTCGCCCCTGGTGAAGCGGCTATTGTCAAAGCCAACGTTCAGGCTGCGGCGAAAGCAGCTGGCGAAACGTTCAACAAGCGGTTCTTCTTCCGTTATATCGGCAACGATGTAACCGCTAAGAAACTGTGGGGCAAGGCAGACGGGTCGATCCCGTCCAACGGCAGATTGGCTTTCTCTGATCTGGACTCTTACGCTAAGGGTGCAGCGTTGGACACGACGAAAGAACTGTTCTATAACGCGGCTGAACGATCCAACTTTGCTGACATTATGGCGATCATCTCACCGTTTGGTTCGGCGTGGGCTGAAGTGATGCGTAACTGGACTCAACGTCTCACTTCCGATCCTGAGGCTTTCAAGCGCGGTTATGTGTCTGTTCAAGGTTTGCGTAACGCCGATCCTGACGGTGACGGTCGAGGGTTCTTCTACACCGATCCGGTGACCGGCGAATACGTGTTCCAATACCCGTTCGGTTCTAAAACGATCCCGTTGATGGGTGCTTACGGTTCAGGCGTTGTCGGTGGAGTTTTGGGCGGTGTGCCTGGTTTGATCGGGGCTGGTGCGGCAGGTTATTTGGCCGGCCAGTTTATCCAAGACAAGTTTGATATCCCCGACACTAGGTTGGTCGCGCCAGCAAAAACTTTGAACATGGGTTTCAATATTTTGCCGGGACTTGGGCCATACGCACAAGCCGCAGCATCATGGATTCTCAAAGACAAACCGCAATTTGACGACGTACGCAAATTCCTAGCACCGTACGGCTCACCGCAACTCAGTCTTTTGCCCAACCCACCGTGGTGGCAAAAGATGTGGTCGGCTGCAACAGGCGATCCTGACAACGACCGTTTCATGGGCGACATGACGATGCAAGTCATGGAAGCGTTAGCGGCTTCAGGTGAATACGATCTCAGCACCGAAGCTGATATGCAACGCCTCCAAGATGACGCTACGGGCAAGGCTCGCGTTCTTCTAATGTTGCGGGCTATCGGCCAGTTTGTCGGCCCGACTCGACCTGTGCCACAGGTGAAAGCCCCTCTTAGCGAGGAAGCCAGAACTAAGACGATTGTGGTTGACGGCGAAACCATTGATCTTTCCAAGACAGACATTTTTTCTGTGGAAATTTCAAAGTGGTTCCGTGAACAACAAGACAAGAACTATGACACCGCAGTCGAAGTTCTGTTGGATACGTTTGGTGACGACTTCATGTTGTATGCGGCCGGTAAAACGAAAGCGGTTGTCGGCGGTTTGGACGCTTCAACCGAGTTCGGTAAATGGGAACGGTCAAACCAAGATTTCTTCAAAACGTACGATGAGATCGCCGGTTATTTTGCCCCGGTCGGATCAAAGTTTGATTATCAGGTTTACTTGCGTCAACTTGAAAATGGTTCCCGTGTCAATTTGACTCCGCAAGAACAGATTGAGGAAGCGCAACGGTATATCGGAACCTCGATTTATCGTCGACTTGTCCGTGCGGCTGGCCCTAAGCCGAACGCGGAACAAGAAGCGATTTTGCGTCGTGAACGGGAACGTCTATACGACGAATACCCTGGTTTCGCTAAGGCTTCGATTGATGTTCGAGCGTTTGATGCGAAGATGAACGTGTTGTATGAGGCGACATTTGATCCTCGCATGGACGACAACGAGGTTGCGTTGGCGACCCGCGAATATTTGAATGTTCGTGACAAGGCTTTGGAAGTGGCCGCGCAACGTGGTTTCACTTTGAAGGCTGCTGCGAACAAGGATTTGACGGCGATCCTTCGTGCTGAAGGTGAGCGTTTGTCTTCGGTGTATCCTGATTTCGCTCGTTTGTGGGAACGACTGTTGTTGCTAGAAGTTGATTTGGATAAAGAGGGCTGATTATGGCTTCAAGGAAAATTTCTCAGGGCGGTTCGGGCGCGAACGACGAAGCCAGTAGCGCAGAAGAAGCGATCAACCAGGCCGGTCAACAGGGCGTTGGGAATATACCGCCCCGGTTCATCTATGAGAACGGGCAGATGGTCACCTACACCGGCCCCGGTTTGGTCAACTCGGCTGGTGAAGTGGAGCGCGATAACCCCTATCCGGCCGACTTTGCGCCTGCGTTGTACAACGGTCTTAGCCCCGCCAACCAAGACATTTTGATGAGCCAGCTAGAACGCGCCGGTTTGATCGAGAAGTCCCAGTTCAATGATCCGATTGCTGAGGTGACTGCTGTTGCCCGAATGTTGTCGGCAGCGAACGCTAACGGCATCACGTACAAGAACTATTTGGGCCAGAAACTTGCTGGTCGGCAACCGTCGTCGGGTGGTGGCCGTACTTATCGCACGTCAAACCCGGACGAATTGAAGTTGGTGGCAAAGCAGGTTGCTCAACAGACGTTGGGTCGCGGGTTTACTGATGAGGAAGCGGATCGTTTTGTGCGGGCGTTTCAGGCTGAGGAAATCGCTGAGCAGCGTCGAGCGTCTGGTGGTGGGACGATGGTTCAAGCCCCGGCTGCTGATGTGGCGGCTCAGGAGTTTGCTGAGCAGGAGGCTCCGACTGAGGCTTCGGCGTATAAGACGTTGGGGTATATCAACAAGTTCTTCAACGCGATTGGTGGTGTGTGATGGCTGAAATGGATATTGAGACTCGACGGGCGTTGAACCGTCTGAACTTGCAGTTTGATAACACGCCAGAAGAAGGGGGCCGTCCGACTGCGCCCACAACGACTGCGCCTGTTGCTACCCCTGTGGACTGGAAGCAGGCCGCCAAAGAACAATACGGCGGCTACTTCGCCATCATCGAGGCCGTCCCCGAAATCTCCGATCTGATCCAGAAGGCCGTTCAAGGCGACTGGTCGGACGCAAAGTTCGAGTATGAACTCCGTCAAACCAACTGGTTCAAGACGAACACCGCGTCTGCCCGCCAATGGGACACTCTGAAGCAAACCGATCCTGCGACCGCACAACAGCAGATCGACGCGCAAGCGAACAGCGTCCGCAACATCGCCAATACTCTCGGCCTGTCATTTGACGACGCAACCATTGTAAAGCTGGCTGAGAACAGTTTGCGTGGCAAATGGGATGAACAAACGTTGCAGAACGCTGTCGGCGCGGAAGGCGTGAAAACGGCTGGCGGTATGTCCCAGCTGTCTACCGGGTTCATCGGTCAACAGTTGAAGGAAACCGCCTCCAACTATGGCATTACTCTGTCCGAGCAGACGTTCAACGGGTGGATCAACAACATTGCTACCGGCAAGGACAACATCCAGTCGTTCAACAATTATGCGCTAAACACCGCTAAGACTCTTTATCCGGGGATCAGCGCACAGTTGGATGCCGGTCAAACGTTCCAACAGATAACCGACCCGTACCGTCAGACGGCCGCCCGCATCCTCGAAATCAACCCAGAAACGATCAACTTCACCGACCCCAAGTGGGCGCAAGCGATCACTTTCACCACGGAACGCGGAGAGGCTCGCCCGATGAACTACAACGAATGGGGCAAGTACCTGCGTAACGAGCGAGGGTTCGGTTACGAGTTCACCAGCGAAGCCAAGCAGCGGGCGTTCGAAGTAACTAACCAGTTGGCTAACTTGTTCGGGAAGGCATGACATGAGCGACATGGGTTCAACAGCACAGTCGGCGTATGACATCATCGCCCAAACCCTCACCGCATACGGATTGGAACAACTAAGTTCGTTTGTGAACCAGATGGTGTTCCAAGAGGACATTGTTGACACGAACATTCTTGTCGGCCGTATCCGGCAGACGAACGAATACCGTCAACGGTTCGCCGGTAACGAACAGCGTCGTCAAGCCGGCCTGAACGTCCTGTCGGAAAATGAGTACATCCAGTTGGAAAACGTGTACCGTCAAACGTTGCGTTCCGCAGGTATGCCCCGCGAGTTCTATTCCAGTCCCGAAACTTTCTCCCGTCTCATCGGCGGTGACGTGTCTCCCGGCGAGTTCGCCCAACGAATCAACCAGGGTTATGAGGCTGTCCGTAACGCTGACCCGCAGGTCGTCGAGGAAATGCGTCGTCTGTACGGGGTGGATGACAGCCAGTTGGCCGCCTACTTCCTTGATCCTCAGCGTGCCACCCCGATCCTGTTGAAGCAGGCGCGAGCAGCCGAGATCGCCGCGCAAGGCACGTTGCAGGCCGGTTTCGGTGTGACAGCACAGCAGGCCGAGGAACTTGCTCAGGCTGGCGTTACCGGCGAACAAGCCCGCGAGTCGTTCCAGACTCTCGCTACAGCTACCGAACTGTTCCAGCCGTTAGCCGGTCGTCAAGAAGAAGCGATCAGTCAGGCCGAGCAGGTTGGTGCGGTGTTCGGAACATCAGCGGCCGCACAGCAGAGGCTTCGTAAGCGTCAAGCAGAACGTCAGGCTGAGTTCGCTGGTGGCGGTAGTTTCGCAGTCGGACAATCTGGACAGTCCTCTATCGCCTGACAATAGTGGCATCTACTATTAGATGTGATACACTCATCCTGATGCCAATACCGGCAGGAACCACCGCAAGGTGAGACATAGCAGCACCTTCCCCTGCCTCCGGGGGATGGTTGGGCAAAGGAGTGTACATAATGGACAGCGAACTCGAACTCGAAGTTGAAGAACAGGAGTCCGGCCGCAATCCTCTCCGCGAGAGGATGAAGCAGTTGGAAGCCGAGAACGCAGCCCTGAAAGCAAGAGCTGACGAAGCCGCCTCAGCCGCACGCGAACTGGCGTTTGTGAAGGCCGGAGTTGATCCGAACCTTCCGGTCGCCAAGTATTTCGTGAAGGCATACGACGGTGAACTCACAGCCGATGCAATCCGGGCAGCCGCTATCGAGGCCGCAATCATCCACGACACAAAGGCCGCCGAGAAGGACGCTTGGGACAGAACCGCAAAGGTTGCGTCTGGCAACAACTCGGAACCCCCCGTGGATTTGATGACCCGGATCGCAAAGGCGACAAGCCAAGCTGAGATCGAAATGCTGCTGTCTGAAGCACGTCAAGCCCAAAAGCCCTACTGACATACTGTCGGGGGGCAACCTATCTCACTTGAAGGAGTGAACCCCAATGGCATACACAGATACCGCAGCACTTGATGTCGATCAGGTAGCATTTGATCGGTTGGCGTACTTCGCCCTCCGTTCGGAACTGCTGTTCGACGCAGCCGTCGAAGTCCAGCCCACGAACCAGGCCATGCCCGGATCGGGAGTGACCTTCACGATCTTCAACGATCTTTCGGCCGCTACCTCCGCTCTGACCGAAACGTCCGACGTGACCGCCGTGGCCATGTCCGACTCGCAGGTCACCGTGACCCTGAACGAGTACGGTAACGCCGTCCTCACCACCGCCAAGCTTCGCGGAACCTCGTTCCTCGACGTGGACACGGTGGCCGCGAACGTCGTCGGCTACAACGCTGGCATCTCGATCGACAGCATCGTGCGCGATGTGATCGCTGGTGGCACGAACGTGGTTTACGGTGGCGGTGGATCGTCCACCCCGTCGAGCCGCACCACCGTGCAGGCTGAAGACATCATCGAGGCCAACGACATCCGCAAGGTGACCGCCCAGTTGCGTGGCGCGAACGTTCCGACGTTCAACGGCCTGTACATGGGTTACATCCACCCGGACGTGGCTTACGACTTCCGCCGTGAGACTGGCGCGGCCGCGTGGCGTGACCCGCACGTGTACGTCGACACCAGCATGATCTACAACGGTGAGATCGGTGCGTTTGAAGGAGTGCGTTTCATCGAGACTCCGCGAGCGAAGGTGTTCGAGAACGCTTCGGACGGTTCCGGTTCGACCGGCACGATCGAGGTGTACTGCACGCACATCATGGGTCGTCAGGCCATCGCGAAGGCTTACAGCCAGCAGGACGGCAACGGTTCGGTTCCGAAGGTCGTTCGCGGCCCGATCACCGACACCCTCGGCCGTTTCCAGCCGGTCGGCTGGTACTGGTTGGGTGGCTACGGCCGATTCCGTGAGGCGGCTCTCCGTCGCATCGAGTCGTCCAGCTCGCTCGCCTGAGTCTGAGTCAACCCGCTTTGAGGTCGGGGATGCGGTACAATTACCGTGTCCCCGGCCTTTTGGCTTTAGTGAGGTAACTGATGTCGATTTCGAATTATCTTGAGAACGCTTATTTGGACACGTTGCGGAATACTTCGCTTGCTGTGTCGGCTGTGTATGTGAAGTTGCATACGGGTGATCCGGGTGAGGCTGGTACGTCGAACGCGGCGACTGAGACGACTCGTAAGAGTATTTCGTTTTCGGCTGCGTCTTCTGGGTCGATGGCTTCGTCTGCGACTGTGGAGTGGACGAATGTGGCTGCGACGGAGACGTATTCGCATTGGTCGTTGTGGGATGCTTCGACTTCGGGTAATTGTTTGTGGTCGGGTGCGTTGTCGTCGTCGGCTGCTGTGACTGCTGGGGATACGTTCCAAATTACTTCGTTGACGTTGACGTTGGATTGAGAGGTGGCCGTAAGTGGCTACTAGTTTTCCGACTTCGCTTGACAGTTTGACTAACCCATCTTCAGGTGATTCTCTTTCGTCGCCGTCTCATAGTGGTCAGCACGCTGATGCGAATGATGCGATCGAGGCGTTGCAGGCAAAGGTAGGGGTGAACGGTTCGGCTGTTACGACGAGCCTGGATTACAAGGTTTCTTACGGCATCCCTGCTGGGGTTATCAATATGTGGGCTACGGCGGTCGCTCCGACCGCATGGTTGCTGTGCGATGGTACTGCCGTTTCTCGAACGACGTATTCGTCGTTGTTCGGTGTTATTGGCACTACTTACGGTAGTGGTGATGGTTCGACGACTTTCAATCTGCCGAATCTGAAGGGTCGTGTCCCTGTCGGTCTTGATTCTGGGCAAACAGAGTTTGACGCGATGGGTGAGACGGGTGGTGCAAAGACTCACACGTTGACTTCAACGGAAATGCCTTCGCACACCCACACACAGAACGCTCACACGCACACGCAAGACGCTCACACGCACACTCAGAACTCGCACAACCACACGCAGGACAGCCACAACCACACGCAGAACGCCCACTCGCACACGGTTGATGGTGCGTTGGTTCCTCGCGGTACAGGCTCGGTGTTCCGTGAGTTGACGGACGCAAACGCAGGAAGCTCAAATGTTTCGTCTCGAACTACGACTGCTACGAACATCGCTACGACTGCTACCAACCAGGCGGCTACGGCCACCAACCAAAACGCGACTGCCACTAACCAAAACACGACTGCGACCAACCAGAACACGGGTGGCGGTGGGGCGCACAACAACCTTCAGCCGTACCTCGTCCTCAACTACATCATCAAGACATGAGCATCCCCTCTTACAACAACCTTACCTTTCAGCAGGTTCAACAGTATTTCCCTGACGAGCCTGTGTTGTCGGTGATTCGCCATTATCGGGATCATCTTCTTGTCGCGTCGGATTGGGCGATGTCGTCTGATGCGCCGACCGACAAACAGGCGTGGGCCGACTATCGGCAGGTGTTACGGGATTTCCCTGCTAATTGGGTTGAGGGAAGCCCTGTCGAATTTCCGACACCACCTGGAGGCTAAATGCCTCACTTATACAACGACGCTAACTACACCTACAATGCGTCAAACCTCACTTATGACGGCGTAGCAACCTTTACCGCTACTGCTACTGGGTCGGGTACTGGGACAGGAACCGCTTCGTTTGTTCGGATCAAAGCACGTACCGCTAGCGGGTCTGGTGCGGGTACTGAAACTGCCGACTCAAACATCAACCCTGTACGCACCGCCACCGGGTCAGGTACAGGAACAGAAACCGCAACCCCTATTCGTGTCCCAGTTCGCACAGCCACAAACTCGGGGGCAGGAACCCAAACTGCCAGCGGGCTGCACATTGTTCCCCGTACCGCTTCTGCTTCCGGTACGGGGACATCTCTCACCGCCATCACAGTCGGCCGACTACGAACCGGCTACGGCTCAGGTGGCGCAACCACAAGCGATAGTGCCACCGGCCGTCATATCGCCCCTCGAACCGCAACATCTAGTGGTACAGGCACATCATCTGCGCTGGGTGGCATCCTGTTCATCCGTACTGCCACCGGCTCTGGGGCCGGCACACAAACCGCTACCTGGACTAAATCGTTGATCTTCCGGCCGCCCGTGGAGGACAGATTCCCGTGGTCGGACTATCGAGAATCAGCAATATCTCACCGTCTATTTGCTCGCGCCACCCCCGGTTTCCGCGCCCGCAACATCTTCCGGCTCACCAACGGCACATACACCAACGTAGACCCGCTCGATCCGTCCCTTGTAGACAAGGTGTATCTTGGGGCGCACGAACACTTCGTAACAGAACAAGAGAAAGCCGACCTTGTAGCGGCCGGATATACGGTGACATGATGCCCATTTTCAGATGCCCGTCAGACAACTACTACAACCTGTCCGACTTTGATGAGACGATCCCGTGGGGTGAACGCGAACGGTTCTCCTACCGTCTCCTGCGCCACTATGCGGCCCTCCCCAAAGGACGCAACGTGTACAAGCTGACAGACGGATCGTATGTCGAGTCGGAACCATCCGACATGGCAACTGTAGTAACTACTTATTACGGTGGTCACGACAACCAGATCACCGACGAAGAAGCCGCGCAACTGACATCAGCCGGTTACGGGGCGTATATTACGTGACATGGTGAAACACCAAGAAACCCATCCGAACCTTGATGTGGACGGATGTTTCGGATGTCGGATCGCCCATGTGCGTATCAGTTCCGCAGCAACCCCTACCCGCCGTCAACAGGTTCAACACATCGCCAACAAAGAAGCAGTCCTTGACAAAGATTTGGATGCTTACAAACGGCTTCGCAACGACGGTCTGCAACCCCGCAAGATTGATGGGGCGGCCGAAGTTGAGAAACGTGCTGAAACGAAAGCACAAGTGGAGTCCGGTATCCTCCCATGATCTACGACATCAAAGGGGTGAACATCCCTCATGTCGGCTACGGAAGAATGGTGGACGAGTTCTCCCTCCATCTCGCCCGTCGAGCCGAACTATCTGACGACGCTGGAACTGTCGTATTCGGAATGTTGCCAGACATGGTGAAAGGCTGGTGGGCCGATCAGTCCACAGCCGTAATGACCATGTGGGAAACCGACCGTCTCCCCGCCCGCTTTGAACGTTTCTGCCACCTGTTTGACCGGGTGATCGTCCCATGCGACTGGAACAAAGAATTGTTTGACAGCATCCACGACGACGTTCACGTCGTCCCCCTCGGAGTCAACCATGATGTCTGGTTCCCACAAAACGTCCCTGACAACAACCGTTTCCGCTTTCTGACTGGCGGCTCAGGGTGGTTGCGTAAAGGCATCCCGCAGGTCATCCAGGCGTTCAAGGATGCGAACCTGCCGGATTCCGAACTGGTCATCAAAATCCCGCCATATACGTTTGACGACCCGCAAATCTACGATTTTGAGGATCGGATCACCGTCATCAAGGATGCACTCGATCCGATTGCGGAACGTGATCTGCACGCCACCGCCGACTGTTTTGTCTCGGCATCAAGGGGCGAAGGGTTCGGGCTGATGCCCCTCCAACAATGTGCGTTAGGGAATCGGGTGATCGGCACAGCCGCCCACGGCCACCTGATGTTTTCCCACCTGTTTGACTTCCCGTTGTCAACCCGCAAAGAAAAGTCTTTCATGTCTAACTTCCCTGGTGTCGGCAACTGGTTCGTGCCAGATCACGACGAACTGGTGGACTCAATGCGTCACGCCTACAAGCTGGGGCGGCCGGCCTTGTGGGAACGCCAGTCACGGTTTGAGGACACCCTGTCGTTTTCGTGGGATAACGCGGTGGATCGCTTGCTGGATGTCCACCCGCCGTCCGGTCGGGTTAGCCGAGAAAAGTGGGTGGAGACTGGCAGCCGGATGGTTCCTGTTGAGGCCACCAAAACTTTGGTTGCTGACATCGGCCGGTATCGGGTTCGGCTTACTGCGGGGGAGACGACGTGGGTTCCTTTATCGACGTTGGACAACCTGCTGGAGTCTGAGGCCGTCATCGAAAAATGACTGTGCGTAGGGTATACTTCCCGTGTCTCTTTCAGATCGGAGTATCGCCATGTCCATGAAGGGCGAAAAGTACAAGTCGAAGTCAGCCAAGATGAAGCACGAAAAGTCCGAAGGTAAGAAGGAACGTGCGATGGAGTACGGCAAGAAGGCCGTCAAGAAGGCTGTCAAGAAGAAGAAGTAATGGCGACGTATCAGGGCAAAAAGGTCAAGCTGGACGCACCTCGCCGTATCAGGCAGGGCGAACCCGGTTATGGCCGTAAGAAGTCCGTCGTTTTCGTTTCTGCCGGTCAAGGCAAGGTGAAGCGTGTGATGTTCGGTGACCCGAATATGACGATCAAAAAGGATCAGCCGGGTCGTCGCAGCAACTTTCGTGCGCGTCATAACTGTGACAATCCTGGCCCGAAGACGAGCGCACGCTACTGGTCTTGTAAGGCGTGGTGAATATGGCCGCTAAGAAGCAGTTTTGGGATAAGAAGAACCCGAACAAGAAGTCCTCTCCGTTGACTGACGCTCAGAAGAAGCTTGCGAAGGCGCGTGCTGCGAAAGCCGGTCGCCCGTATCCGAACCTTGTTGACAATGCTTGGGCGAAGAACCAATGACTACAGCCGGTGATCTAATTGATCGTTCTGTTCAGCAACTGTTGGCTGGCACAGTCGAGGAACGTAACAAGCTTGTGTCGTCCGTGGACTCCGATGACACCCTGTTGACGCTCACCTACAATCTTGGTTCGCTCCGCGAAAACACCGTGTTCGAGATTGACACCGAACTGTTCTATGTGTGGGAAGCAAACACCAGCGCAAAGACTGTAACTGTCGAGCGTGGCTATGGTGGCACGACCGCTAGTTCACATTCGGCTGGTGCGATCATCACCGTCAACCCGCGTTTCCCCCGCCATCATGTCCTCACCGGCCTGAACGCCGACCTCGCTGACCTGTCGTCACCGATGAACGGCCTGTTCCAAGTGAAGACGGTGGACATCTCCTACAACGGTTCCGACCGTATGGTGAACCTCACCAACGTAACCAGCATCATTGATCTGTACGACGTTCGCTACCGTTTCCTCACCGACGACTATCCGATCATCCGCAACGTTCGCCTTCTCCGCGATATGCCCACCAGCGACTTCGCATCCGGGTATGCGATGGCGTTCGACTCTTATGTGCGTTCCGGTACGGTGCGCGTCATCTACAAGGCTCCGTACACGCCTTTCGCTAGCGAGTCAACCACCGTGTCGTCCATCGGCGCATCCTCGGAGATCGAGGATCTGTTGGTGTTGGGAACCCAAATCCGTTTGATGGCCGGCCGCGAAGTGAAGCGCAACTTCACCGAATCGCAGGGCGACACCCGCCGTGGCGACGAAGTACCTGCCGGTGCTATCGGCAACAGCGTCACGAACCTGCTCCGTTTGCGTCGTGACCGCATCACCGCCGAAGCCGCACGTCTGAACCGTCAATATCCGACACGTATCAGGAAGTAGCCGATGGCTACTTTGATGGATTTCACGACCGCCTTCACGGGTGGGCCGACGTTCTTCACGGGTACAGGCACATCGTCGCTAGTCCCCGATGTTTTCCCTGTCGCTATCGGTGGCCGCTCGTATATGTTGGATATCAAATCCAACCGTTTCACCCGCACGTTCGAGAATCGTTTGCGTGACTCGGCTGACGACTCCAACATCCCTGGTGAGGCTGCGATCAACCCGCAAGGTTTGTGGCGACGTTCGCAAGTGTCGTGGCATAAAGGGTCGGGACAAAAGTATGGTGACACCGCTGACGGTGTAGATACCCGGTTCTATACGTCTAAGAATGTTGATCCGTGGACTAAGGGTCAGTTGTCGATGTTGAAGACGACATCGCAGGTGTTGAGTTCTGCGTCTACCAACTTGTTTATGGTTGTGGCCGGCGACCGGCTGTACGTTGCTGACAATCAGACGTTGAAGTACACGACTGACCTATCAACGTTTTCAACTGTTAGCGGTACGCCGACTGCGGCGATCAACGGTATGACT